AACGAACTCGCATCCTCGTACTTGAGGAAGTCCCGCCTCTGGGGAATCATGTACTTGTCGTCCATGTACTGTCCTACGTAAATCTTATTGATAACGTGGAACGGTGCGAACTGCCTAAGAACATCAACAATAGTGTCAATTGCTTTATTGCCTATCTTATTTGTCGCTTCTGAATAAAGTAACCGCGTCTCTTCAAAATCTATATTAGCAGCATCGAGCTTTGTGAAAACCGTAGATGATTTAGAGTTCCAATAATCTAATAAGGATGCCGATTCTATATCTCCTTCCGCTATAATCTCCTTATAGTTGGGAGCCAGTTGTTGCGAGCTTGTGAAAAATTTAAAGGCTTGATTATCTCCCCACGCTAACGGGGTGTCTCCATCATCTTTTACCTCTACAACATCTCTCAATAACGTAGCAAACTGTCCTACTATCCCTGATGGGACCTGTAAACCAAAGCCGTCGGTGGGGGATTGAAAGAACCCGGATAAATCCAACACTAACCTAGGGGTTATCCTAGAATTTAAATAGAACCTATCATGTTCCCATGGGGGAACAGAAATATGTTTACCTCGGTGGAAATACGACGGGTCGGGCTGATTTGTCCAGAACGGGGTTTCAGTGTAATCTATATTCCCTATCCGAATCATGCCATGGTTGATATGAAGATAATGTAATAGAGCGTCGACTAGAAATCTACAACTAGAATCTATATCAGTACCCATGTGTACAGGGATGTCTAAGTTATTTCTGTTTGCGTAATCCCGCCAATCATTTACCGTGGCTTGCAGCGAAGTCATATCCTTTGAAACAGGTGACGCCGTGCGTATTAAGTAATACATCAAGTTAGGGAGATAACTTTCCCAAGTCTCAGTAACCCCGGAAACGGTATTGTTAGGGTCAAAGATTGAGGAAGGTATTAATTCATTTAATACATAATCTATACTATTGCGGGTGCCCTTAGATTTGTAAACATAAATGGCTTGCCTTAACTGGTTTCTCCATTTGTCTACATCATCGGTTAACAGTTTCCACCCGACATAATGTGCTAAGTAATCCAAGAAGTCCGATGGACACCTCTCGATATCTAATAAGTCTCCTATATCTGTGACCAGACTTTTTATATCGTAGAATCCATATGCAATCGCTTTCAAAAACTTAGCCATAGCACCTTTACTTTCCATTCTCTTAGGCGTTTGACCTAGGATAGAAAGCTCAAGGCTATCTTTTAAAAACAAACTATTTTCATCTTGCTGAGTTGTCCAAGTCCCTATAAGAGTCTTTAACGACTCAAGCATTTGTGTACCGGAGGTGTAGTTGCCTGCCTGGTACGCGCTAACTTGATTCCATGGATGTGGCAGGTATTCCTGGAATCCCGCACTGGTCTCTCTGTTCAACCAGAAATACTCGAATAGAAGTTTAGTCCCTGCCTCCTCGTCGAACGTATCACCATAGAAAACGTCCCCCAAGGCACTGGTTATTAAAGCGCTAGGTGGGTCGAGCCCGGGACCCCCGGACGTGTTTAAGAAATAAAGTAGTCCAAGGTGGTCAACTAAGTATTGCTGTACGAGACCGGCGTCACTAGTTGTCCTGTCTACATACGACGATACCCCTGATGCCCAGGAAGTCTGCGCGTCGTTCGCCCTGATTTTAGGCAGTAAGGAACCAGAAACATAGTGCAGAAACTCCCCTTGATTTTTAAAGTCGCTCCATTGTTTCTTATCAGCTCGTAGAATCTTTTCCGAGAATTTTTGAGGAGTAACCCGTGTTAACTTATTTTCGGGCAGATAATACTGGTATAGAGTAGAGGTTTCAGTATTACCTGATACGGGTAGTAACCCGTCTATGTGCTTTATAGCTCGGAGTAATTTTCCTAATACCGCATAATTAACATCCTCTTCCTCCCCATATAACCGAAAATCTAATTCGTCATATAGCTCAGGGACCAGGTGTTGAACCTGGTCTATGTAGTTGTACTTAAAGTACTTCTGAGAATTTCCTCTATCTGATGTGGACATTATACTAATTCAACATTTAATTCAAAATTATTCAATTGAATAATCTCGTTAAAACTTACAAAAACATCTTTGTCGATATTGTCTAATTGAAAATACCTGACCTCGGGGACTTGAAGCATGGCATTTTGAAGTTCCGAAATGGAAAGTTTTTGACCGAACTCTCTACCGTCAACATGGAAATACTTCTTAAGGTGCCCAGCAACATTTTGTTTTATCTGCTCTTCATACCTCTCTCTGTGTCGGTCAACAAAAATAGTAGCGACTAAATCAACAGTACGGATAACACCGTCAACAATCGTAATTTCGTCAGTTAGCATTTTGTACCTGTTGTAATGTGTTAGCAATTCATTTTTAAACGCGATAGATGCTCTTTCTAATTGAAGGTCCGTTGCTTTAGACAAAACATAAACATCTATCATATTAGCACTAGCTCCGTTCTTTCTTACGGAAGCAATTGCTTTGGCAGTCTGACCTGAATTTCCTACAAACGTACTCGCTAAGGTTGCGTAGTCCTCGCCCGTCACCGCTCTATATTGCGTGCGGAAAAAATAAGGCGCGTACTTTTTGGCGTGTTCTACAGTCTCAGCATCGAACCCTCCAGTACCTACGGTCGTATTTTCTATTGTGCAGGCGTAGGAGTCTCCTGTACTTTTCCCTGTTAAGTTCAGGGTATTATTTATCATACTCCTCCCAATATTGCCTCGTTCGCCTCCTCCCTTCCTATATGTTATAACATAAGAAGCAGCGGGGGTTGGTAAAGACCCTTTAACGCCGTCGCCAAACGTTAGCGTTACCCCATAATCAGAAGTGTAATCCTTTTCAAAAATGGGTTGGGTGGACCCAGACGCCAAGTACAGTTTGGAAATTTCATTATAAATAGTACCTGTTCCTTCGCTGGATGACACGGAAATACTCCCCTCAATAATAGAGGCGTCATTAACCACGACCCGCTGTATGGACTGTCCGGTGTTGAAGCTGCCTGTTTGAGTACCCAAAGCTCCCTCTAAGAGAATTAAATCATTCCACTGAGCGCCGTTGCCGTCTGCGGAGTCCGAGCGGGATAGTTCTAAGTCACCTCCATCCATCGCTAGCGTACCATTAGCATTTTGTTTGTACAAGGTATATGTTAATATTCCGGAGTCTCTAGTGTTGGGTACATTGAATTCTCTAGCGTTTTGTGATACTATGACCTCCTCATCGGCGACTGGTACTGCCGGGTTTGCGGTAAGTACTCCCGTGGCTTTACTCGCTGTGGGACCTTTCATGGACACGCCTATTAATTTCAGAAGCTTATTTAAATTGCCTACATTCTTGACGGTTGGCAAGTACATTTCATTGGCTGTCATATCAGCTTTTAACGACATCTGTGCCGCCATATAAGCGAACAATTCCAAAAGCATCTGTCCTAAGTCGGACGTTGCAAAGTTATTGTAATCATTAGGGTATACTGCTTTTAAATAATCTCTAAAGGCGACTCTATATTCATCAAAGTCGCTAAGGGAATAGTCAATCAAATCAGCCTTCTTGTTATCAGGGATAATACCTAGTTTAGCAAAGTCCGAGGAAATTGAACCATCAAACCCTGAAACATTATACAGTCCCCGAAAAAATTCATCAAGTGTTGTCATATTGTTATCTCCACGGTTTCGTCTCTAAGTAAATCATCTTTTAGTGCCATTCTTAGAGTAATGGTAAGAGTATGTTCGTTTTGAACCAGGTCCAGTTTCTTAACAACTACTCTAGGCTCGTAAGTATTAATTGCTTGTACTATCTGTTTTTTAAGACCATCAGCTAGCAAAGGGTCATTTTGGTCAAAAACACCCATGCGAAGACCTGTCCCATAATTAGGTCGCATCACTCTTTCACCTTTAGAGGTTAAAAGGAGTTGAATTAGACCATCACGAATAGATTTAATACCTTCATTGTATGTGAAAATACCCCCGGTTCCACTAACATATAAAGGGAATGCAACACCCTTCACAAACTTCCTTTTAGAAGTAGTAAGGTATTGTAAATGAGGGTTGTAATCTATTGCCATTCTAATTTAATATTTTTAAAGAATCCCGCTTGAGAGGTGTAGTTCGCGTTAGCTTCAGTTATATTTAGAGGTTTCGTATAAATCTTAAAACTACCTACAAAGCCGTCTAGCCCGCTACGAGGTACTTTTTTAGTGACTGAGCGCCCGGACATTGGGGGTGAGTGTTGTCCTTTTATATAAGTATCAGAATCTACCGTAATAAGTTCTTCGCCTGTGTTGTAAGTATGGTTGGTGTTGGAGCCTAAAAAACCTAAAGGGTAATGGAGACCATTAGGTCTAACGGATATGTTATCAGTAAACCCACCACCTATTACCCAAGGAGTAAATACAGGGTAGTTGACCCTGTGGGTATTGGATTTGGCGTCCTTTATATGTGAACCCATAAAGCTCTCCTCCCACGGGAAGCAGTTCACTACAGGGGTAGTTGGAGCATTTTTTTGAGTAAGTTTAGTCGGTATTGTCACGGTCCCTCCGATAGGGTTATGGTCAAAACAATCAGACAGAGACGAGGCTGCTAGGAGCTCGCCATCTAAAAAGACAGATATCTTGTCGCTGTTATAATCAAAGGAAACATTGAAGTGAGTAAATGTAGAACTTACATCTTGTAGGCTTTTGCCAGAATCTGTAAGATAGGATTCTTTAACCTTCATACCTAACTCACTAGTGTCTGTTCTAGCAGGTCTCATGCCTACTGAAGCATCAAAAGTTTCGGCGATACAGACGCTGTGACCCCAGTTCTTATTTGGGTCGGTGGTAGTAAGGTTCTGTCCTACGGTAGGTAATACGACGAATTCTAGCCCGCTAGTGTTAGCGGAGTTCGGCTTGCCTCTATCTCGAAAACCCATTATCAGTCCATGAGTTTTTGTTAAGTCGGGAGCTTTCGCCGATATACTTGCGTTAATATCGGGCAAAGCTCTAGCCGCATGTACGAAAGTTTTATCTACCGGACCACTATTTTCATTCGCCAATATTAATCTGTACCTATGGTCCACCGTCATCGCTGAATGCACGTTAGGTACATGAGTCCAGAAATCAAAGGAAACCCCTTCGGGTTTAGGGTAGAATAAGTTGTCTAATTTTCTAGACCCGTTGTAAGGTAGTCCCCTATTTAAATAATCAGTAAACGAGTTCGGTAGTTGTGCGTAAGACCCTTTAATTTGAGTATATCCGCTTCCCCATTTTGACTGAGCATCTAATACAGTTCCGGTCATATACGCTATCCCTGTCCCAGATGGGAAAATATGATTAGTGTCGTAAGCCACTAATTTAGCGTCCAATCTAGTGGAACCCTCAGCGGCGTTGTTTAGAGTTCTAGTGGTAGACGATGCCTGAACAACGTCGTCAGCGCGTAGAAAATTATAACAAATTAAAAGATTATCGGTAACGATATCATCAGTTATACTTTTAACTACTGGCTGCGTAGCACTATGCGCTCTAGCATTTATCGCGCTGGGACCCTCTGAATGCACCCAATCTCCTAGCCCAATCTTATCCACCGCCAACGCATTTATAAAAGAGAATGGTTTCCCCGGCGATACCACAAACCGTGGTTGGTGAGGAAACACGACTTCATCTAAATCTTCTGAGAACAAGGTTACTTTCTTTTGAAAATCTACCTTAGGGTTCAGTCCAGAACCTCGAAAGAAAGAAAAATCATTAATAGGTATTCGGGGAATGGGGCTGAACCCTCCTTTTGATAACTCAATACCGCTTGATGTTAAAGACTCAGCAGCATCACCGGCTTCGAGTCCTTTCAGAGTCGCGTACTTACCCAGGAAAGAGTCGGATGGATTCCACTCTAAAATAATCCCTGCCCCATATGCAGGGTCGTCTGCTGTAGTTATAAAATATCTCTCAGCTCCAAATGCCGCAGCCAATGAGAGTTGCTTCTTTCTCTTTTTAATTTTTACATCATAAACCGACGCCACTGCGTTTAACTGGGCGT